GCCCCAGGCTTCTGATGTGAGCACTCACTCATCTAGCCTGGATGCTGATAGCTTGCAGCTATAGACTTTGGCTTGTTGATAGGGGGGAGGGGGTCTGGCTGGCGCTGTAAATTTGACGGACCCTCCTCCCCACCGAAGAAAGGAAAAAGGCTTACACTAGAGGCACTTTCCCGCCAGGAGAAAAAGTGAATTTGCCAAAGACGCTTCCGAAGACGGATACGGTCAAGATCCGTGAGCTAAAGGACATGCTGCTAAAGTCCGGCGGCAAAAACGTAGTGCAAAAGGTGATCGAGATCGCCCTCGATGACGGCCACCCCGGTCAAATGGCGGCGCTTAAGATGTGCATGGACCGCACGCTTCCGACCAGTCTGTTTGATAAAGAGAAGGGGCAGCGGTCAGCGGTCACAATCAATATCACAGGGCTGGGCGAAGCGCCTACTGTCATCGACGCCACTACAGGAGATGTCACCGATGTCTAATTGGATCGTCACCTTCAAAAAAGCCAGCCACCTAGACGAGCGCCAATATCTGGTGGCGCCCGAGGACATCCCGGCGCTGCTGCGCCAGTTGCTCGCCCGCTATCCAGATTACGCCCCTGAGGACAGTATCGTCATCCGGCCCACTGAGATGATTCATTATGAGTGACCTCAATTTCAGTCTTCTGCCCTGGCAGCAGGAGGTTTACAAGTCGGATGTCCGATTCAAGGTCATCGCAGCCGGGCGGCGGTGTGGCAAATCACGTCTGGCGGCAACGGCCCTGATCATTGAGGCGCTCAAATGTCCGCCGGGTAGCGCAGTGCTGTACGTCTCCCCGACGATGGGGCAGTCGCGCCAGATTATTTGGGACTTGCTGCTGGATCTGGGCCGCGAAGTGATCTCGGGCAGTCATGTGAACAACCTGGATATCACGATGATCAACGGCGCGCGCATCTATGTGCGCGGCGCAGACCGGCCCGACACGCTGCGGGGCGTCTCCCTCACCTTTGCGGTGCTCGACGAGGTGGCCGACATCAAGCCAGAAGCCTGGGAGCAGGTGATTCGGGCGTCTTTGTCGGACAAAAAAGGGCGGGCGATGTTCATCGGCACGCCAAAAGGCAGAAATTGGTTCTACGATCTATTTAAGCTAGGCCAATCAGATACAGATTCTGACTGGAAAAGCTGGCATTTTACGACAAAAGACAACCCGCTCATCGATCCGACGGAGATTGAGTCAGCCAAGAAGACCCTATCGAGCTTCGCGTTCAAACAGGAGTACATGGCCAGCTTCGATAACGCTGGGTCGGACGTGTTTAAGGAGGAGTGGATCAAGTATGGCGAGGAGCCGCAGCAGGGCAGCTACTTCATCGCCATCGATTTGGCTGGTTTTGAGGAAGTGGCGCGTCAAGCGGCCAACGCCAAGAAGCGATTGGACGAGTCGGCCATCGCGGTGGTTAAGGTGACGGAGGATGGCAAGTGGTTCGTCAAGGAAATTGAGCACGGGCGCTGGGATGTGCGGGAGACGGCGGTCAAGATTTTGATGAAAATCCGCGATTACCGGCCCATTAGCGTCGGAATTGAGCGGGGAGCGCTGAAAAACGCGGTTTTGCCGTATTTGAGCGATCTGATGCGCAAAAATGACATCTATAGCCACATCATTGACTTGACGCACGGCAATAAGAAGAAAACGGATCGCATCATTTGGGCCTTGCAGGGGCGCTTTGAGCATGGGAGAATCGTGCTCAACAGCGAACAAGACTGGTCGGACTTTTTGGACCAAACGCTTATGTTTCCGGCTCAGGGAGTCCATGACGATCTTCCTGATGCTCTATCATATATAGACCAGTTAGCGGTTACGTCTTATTTCGAGGCCGATGAAGACGACGAATGGCAACCGCTTGATGTAATTTCGGGAGTCTGACATGGAGCCAAACGAATTCTACGAACCTTCAGAGGGCGACAAGGAGCTTCTAGCATTCGTTACGGACCACTGCGACCGCTGGCGCGAATGGCGCGACACGAACTACCTGGAGGCGTGGCTTGAATATGAGCGCATCTTCCGTGGCGAATGGGCTGCGGAAGACAAGATGCGCGAATCGGAGCGCTCCAAGATCCTCACCCCCGCCACGCAGCAAGCCGTGGAGACGCGCCACGCGGAGATCATGGAAGCGATCTTCGGCCAGGGCGAGTTCTTCGACATCAGCGACGACATCAAGGATGTCAACGGCAATCCGCTAGACGTTGAAGCCCTCAAGGCCCAACTGATGGAGGACTTCAAGCAAGACAAGATCAGAAAGTCCATCGATCAGATCGAGCTGATGGCCGAAATCTACGGCACGGGCGTTGGCGAGATCATCGTCAAGACCGAAAAGGTCTTCGTGCCCGCTACGCAGCCGATTCCGGGCCAACCGGGCCAAGCGGCCATTGGTGTGGTGGAGAAGCCCCGCATCGCGGTCAAAATCGTGCCGGTCAACCCCAAGAACTTTCTCTTTGACCCCAACGGCACCTCGATTGAGGACTGCCTGGGCGTAGCCGTTGAGAAGTATGTCTCGATGCACAAGGTAGTCGAGGGCATGGAGCGGGGCATCTACCGCAAAGTGAACATCCAACCTGCGGCCGAGGACACCGATCTGGAGCCCACGCAGGAGATCAGCCAGTATTCCAGCGACAAGGTGCGTCTCTTGACGTACTACGGCCTCGTGCCGCGCGAGTATCTCAAATCGGCCGAAGAGAACGAAGTCGAGGATCTGTTTCCTGAAGATTCTGCGGCCGACGAGTACAGCGACTTGGTCGAAGCCATCGTGGTGGTGGCAAACGACGGCTATCTTCTGAAGGCCGAAGAAAACCCGTACATGATGAAGGACCGCCCGGTGCTGTCCTATCAAGATGATACGGTGCCCAACCGCCTCTTGGGCCGGGGCACGGTGGAAAAAGCCTACAACATGCAAAAGGCCATCGACGCCGAGGTGCGTAGCCACCTGGATTCGCTGGCCCTGACGACCGCGCCCATGATGGCAATGGATGCCACACGTCTGCCGCGCGGTGCGAAGTTTGAAGTGCGCCCGGGCAAGGCGATCTTGACGAACGGCAATCCCAACGAGATCTTGTTTCCGTTCAAGTTCGGCAATACGGACGGCGCGAATCTGACGACAGCCAAGGACTTTGAGCGCATGCTGCTGCAATCGACGGGCACGCTCGATGGCCAGGGCATGGTCACGCAAGGCGCGCGCGACGGTGCGGGCCTTTCGCTGGCGGTGGCGACCATCATCAAGAAGTACAAGCGCACGCTGGTGAACTTCCAAGAAGACTTCCTGATCCCATTCATCCAGAAGGCGGCGTTTCGCTACATGCAGTTTGATCCTGAGCGCTATCCGTCGGTGGACATGAAGTTCATCCCGACAGCCACGCTTGGCATCATCGCCCGCGAGTACGAGCAGCAGCAGTTCATTGGCCTGTTGCAGACGCTGGGCCCGGACACGCCTGTTCTGCCGCTGCTCTTGAAGGGCATTCTGTCTAATAGCAGCCTCACTAACCGCTACGAACTGATCGCGGCGCTGGAGCAGATGGCCGCACCCAATCCTGAAGCTCAGCAGATGCAGCAGATGCAGCAGCAGCTTGCCCTGCAAGCGGCCCAGGCGCAGATTGCAGTGAGTACGACGCAGGCTGAACAAAATCGGGCGGAAGCTACCAAGCTGATGACCGAAGCGCAACTGATGCCGCAGGAAGTGCAGGCCAAGGTAATTGCCTCGACAACCAAGAACCTGCCTGCGGGCGGGGAGTCGGCGGAGTTCGATAAACGTGTGAAGATTGCCGAGCTGATGCTCAAGGAAGCGGACATCAAAAACAAGTCCAAGATCGTTGAGCTTCAGATGGCCGAGAAGCAAAATAAAGTCTCGGGGATGGAACAAGACTTCTTGGACGAGTTGACCAAGGAGCTGGGCAATGGACGTTGAAAGCCTCGCTAAACAGCTAATCCTCAAAGGGATGACCGAGGAACAGCAAAAGGCTGTTCTGGAGTCCATTCGCAGCACGATGGCCAAAAGCCGCGAGCTGCAAAAGCAAAAAGTCGGTGAGCAAGCCCAGCTTGTCATCCAAGCGCTGAAAAAAATCGAGTCGGATATCAAGTCCCGCTACGATGAAGTCGGCAACAAGATTGAGGAGCGCGTTGCTTCCATCAAGGATGGCAAAGACGGTCGCAATGGCACTAATGGGCGAGATGGCCGCGCGGGGCGCGACGGTATGCCGGGCCCGATGGGCCCTAAAGGTGCCGACGGACGCAACGGAACGGATGGCCGCGACGGTGAGGATGGTGTCTCCGTCACCGACGCGCACATTGACTTTGACGGCTCACTCATTATCAGCCTGTCCTCAGGTCGCACGATCAACGTGGGAGAAGTGGTTGCCCCCGATCTGGCCGAGAAGATCAAGGTCATCACCAACGGCGGCGGCACCTCGCAGTCGGTGCTCGATACGCTGGCAAGCCTACAGACTCAAATCAACAACCTGATCCCCAGCCAGACGGGCAATGCAGGGAAATATCTCACTACGGATGGCTCTACGCTATCTTGGGGCACTATTGTCGGCGGCTTGACCTATCAGGGCACTTGGAACGCCAGTACCAACACCCCAACATTGGCTTCTGGTGTTGGCACGAACGGCTATTACTACATCGTCTCCACGGCGGGCTCGACCAATCTGGACGGCATCACTGATTGGCAGATTGGCGATTGGTTGCTCTTTAATGGCACCGTTTGGCAAAAGATCGACCAAACTGATGTCATCACAGCCATTGCTTCGGCGGATGCGAGCGTTACAGTCACGACGACGGGGTCATCTGTTGATCTTGCGGTTCAGACCTCGCCTCGCTTGATCGCGCAAGTGAGGAACGAGACAGGCTCTACGCTGACTAAAGGCACGGTTGTCTATATCAATGGCGCGTCGGGCAATAAGGCGACGGTGGCTAAGGCGCTGGCCACCAGCGATGCGACATCCGCTCAGACGTTCGGTTTGGTCCGCGCAGATATCTCGAACAATCAAAACGGCTACGTCATTTTAGCGGGCGAACTCGATGGTCTGGATACGTCTGCTATCGCGGCAGGCACTCAGCTATATTTAAGCTCAAGCACTGCGGGTGCGTATACGACTACTAAGCAATACGCGCCTAACCATCTGGTGTATGTAGGTGTTGTGACCCGCAGCCATGCAACGCAGGGCGTCATTGAAGTTCGTATCCAGAACGGGTACGAAATGGACGAGCTGCACAATGTCTCGGCCCAGAGCCCCACTAACGGCCAAGTCTTGATCTATAACGAGAGCACCTCGCTGTGGGAAAAGCATACGCTGACAGATGGTACGGGCATCAGCATCACTGAAGGCGCAGGCTCGATCACCATCACCAACAGCGCGCCAGATCAAACTGTATCGCTTACGGGTGCGGGTACTACGAGCATTAGTGGCACGTATCCGAGCTTTACGATTACGTCCAACGACCAATACGTCGGCACCGTTACTTCAGTAGGTGGCACGGGCACCGTCAACGGCATCACGCTGACGGGCACGGTCACCTCCAGCGGAAACCTCACACTGGGCGGCACGCTTTCAGGCGTCAGCCTGACGACGCAAGTGACGGGCACGTTGCCGATTGCTAACGGCGGTACGGGTCAGACGACAGCCAACACGGCCTTCAATGCCCTGGCCCCGAGCCAAACGAGCAACTCAGGCAAGTTTCTGACGACCGACGGCACCAATACATCCTGGGCGGCTGCTGGGTCTACGATCTCTAACGACACTTCTACTTCTACGAACGTCTATCCGCTGTTTGCGAGTGCAACAAGTGGGTCTGCCACGACGGTCTATACGAGCAACGCCAAGTATCTCTACAAGCCCAGCACGGGTGAGCTGAGCGTGACGGTTCCTCGGGCCAGCAATGGCATCGTGGTCAACTCGCAAACCATCTCCGAGAACTACACGATTGCCTCGGGCGACAACGGAGGCTCGTTCGGCCCGGTTTCTGTTGCTTCGGGAGTCACTGTGACTGTTTCTTCTGGCTCTGTCTGGACGGTTGTATGACCCTCGTACTTAACGGCACTACTGGCGTTTCTTCTGTTGATGGCTCCGCCTCGACGCCTGCTATTCAAGGTAACGACTCCAACACCGGCGTCTTCTTCCCTGCTGCTGACACGGTGGCTATTGCTACGGGCGGCACGGAGAGGGCTCGGGTTGATAGCTCGGGCAACGTCGGCATCGGGATGACGCCGAGTGCATGGGCCAGCACTTGGAAGCCTATTCAACTCGGATCAGGCGCAGCGTTCTCTGGTAGGACGGATAACGTTCAAGTCGCGTACATGAACGCGAACAGCTACAGAGGCGCATCGAACTGGACGTATGTAGGCTCCGGCAGGGGGGCGATGTACCTGCAAGATGACGGCATGCACATTTGGTACAACTCGGCGTCCGGCACCGCAGGCAACACGATTAGTTGGACGCAGGTGGCTCAAATAGATACTAGCGGGAACCTGCTGGTGGGGAAGACCACGACATCTACAAGTAGTGGTATTGGATATGTAGCACTTGCGACGGGCGAAACTGCCGCAGTCATGTCGGCAAGCGCAAATACAACCACCACCAATGCTATCTATTCGACGGGCGCAAGCGCTTATCGTTTTTATGTCGGTCTTGGTGGCACCGTGTATGCCACCAGCACAACCATTACCGGGATTTCTGATCAGCGCTTGAAAGAAAACATCCGCGATCTCGATGATGGGCTTGATGCGGTTTTGGCATTGAAGCCGCGCAAATTTGATTGGAAAGAAGGTAAGGGCGCGAACATCAAGAATGCTCGCGGGTTTATCGCTCAAGAGTTTGAGACGGTATTCCCCGACATGATCGAAGAATGGCGTGACCCCGCCCCAAATGGCGAAGAGCCGTACAAAGCGGTTAACGCCAACTTGATCCCCACGCTGGTCAAAGCCATTCAAGAACTCAATGCCAAGGTCGAAGCGCTTGAAGCTCAACTTGCAGGAGCCGCACGATGAGCCAAGTCAAGATTCAGGGTAACGTTAGCGGCACGGGCATCTTCACAATTGCCTCGCCCAACAGCAACAACAACCAGACCCTGACGCTGCCGGATGCGACGGGGACGTTCTTGACGAATGCTGCACAAAGCATTCCTAAAACCGCGTTGCCTACAGGTTCTGTTTTGCAGGTGGTGCAGGTCAACTACTCGACACAAGTATCTTGGTCTTCGCAGGATGTTGAAACATTTATCTATCAGTGCGCAATAACGCCGACGGCATCGTCTTCAAAGATCGTTGCCATCGCAGCGGTTGGCGGATTGAGTAACGGCGGCAGCGGGAGATTGTCTGGTCGTATTCGTTGGGATACGTCATCTGGTGGCACAAGCGGAACGCAGATTGCGGGCCTGACGCAAATTGCCCTTGCCGGAGCCGGAACTTCTTATCTCGGGGCAATGGCGATGACGGGCCTGTCTGCCGCTGTTGGAACTACGTCCACTTTATATTTTAAAGTAACGATGACCAAAGGGGATAGCGCAGGGACAATGTATGCCTGTCAGTACGGGTCCGAATCGCAACTGACGCTCATGGAGATCGCGGCATGAAGCACGAAGCCATTTATAAGCTGAACCCATCGGTGACCGCGATTCGCGGTGATGTTGCTTACGACGCCGACGGCAACGAGGTCGCCTACGACAAGGCTGCGGTAGATGCGTATGTCGAGGCTAACGCATATAGGAACCGCCGCGCCGCAGAGTACCCGTCCTACGCGGACCAGTTTGACCTGCTCTACCACGGCGGTTATGACGCATGGAAAGCCGCAATTCAGGCGGTGAAGAACAAGTACCCGAAAGGTCAAGCATGAGCATCGTAAAAGCCAACACCTTCCAAGACGCCAGCGGCGGCAGCAATGCTGTCTTCTCCGGCGTTGCCAATCCGCCCAACTCGATGGGCTTCCGCAACCGCATCATCAACGGCGATATGCGGATCGACCAGCGCAATGCTGGGGCAAGTGTGACGCCGACTGCGTCTAACACTTACACGCTTGATCGCTGGAACACCATACTGACGCAATCCTCAAAGTTTAGCGTTCAGCAAAACGCTGGAAGTGTGACACCCCCTTCTGGTTTTTCAAAGTATTTAGGGGTCACTTCGCTATCGGCTTACAGCGTTCTCACGGGCGACGCTTTTTCTGTCATTCAGTACATTGAAGGCTTTAACACGGCGGATCTTGGCTGGGGGGCGGCTGGCGCACAAACGGTGACGCTTTCGTTTTGGGTTAGAAGTTCTTTGACCGGGACATTTGGCGGCACTTTGCGGAATGGTGGTGGTACACGGAGTTACCCATTCACATATACGATCAGCGCGGCCAACACGTGGGAGCAGAAGACCGTCACTATCGCTGGTGACACCGCTGGCACTTGGGCGGCAGATAACACTGCGGGCATCGGGGTGCAATTTAGTCTTGGTGCTGGATCAACGTACACAGCGACCGCAGGCGCATGGGCGACTGGCTTGTATGTTTCCGCCACGGGCGCAACCTCCGTAGTCGGCACCAACGGCGCAACCTTCTACATCACCGGCGTCCAACTGGAAGCTGGCTCTGTCGCCTCGGCCTTTGAGCGCCGCGACTACGGGCGCGAGTTGATGATGTGCCAGCGGTACTTCTGCAAATCATTCGCAACAGAAACTGCTCCAGCACAAAACGCTGGTCTGCTGGGGTCTGTCTATTTTGGCCAGATCGCAGGAGCTTCAACAACCCAAACGATTACCGGGGCGCGTTTCCCGGTAACCATGAGGGACGCGCCTTCAACGATCACGATATTTAATCCTTCGGCGGCAAACGGCCAAGTGAGGGCCGTAACTGGGGCGGATTGGTCTGCCACAACGCTTGCCAGCGCAACAGGTCAAAACGGGTTCGGCTTGTTTGCAACTTCCCCGGCAGGGGTTGGAACTGGTGCAGCCGCTGCGTACCACTATTCAGCCAGCGCGGAGCTTTGAAGATGACAACCTACAAGCTAAATCTTGATGGCAGCTACGCTTTGAAATTTATCGAAGGTGTCGAAACTGGGGAGTGGCATAACACCAAAACCAGCGCCGAGTATCTCGCGTGGCTGGCCGAGGGCAACGAGCCGCTGCCTGCGGAAACGCCAAAGGAGTAAACCGTGGAGCCGGAAATCGACCCCATAAAATACGGTGCCATGTGGCAGCGCGTACAGGACTACGAGCGCCGCTTTGAGGTCATCGACAAGAAGCTCGACAAGATGGAGCGCCAGATCGAGGAGCTGCTGGCTCTTGCCAACAAGGGCAAAGGCGGCTTCTGGATGGGTATGACCATCGCGTCAATGGTCGGCGGGGCAGTTACCTGGGCCACAGGACATTTCAAAAATGTTTGACTGGTTTCTGGCCTTCCTGTTCGCGGCCCTTTTGGTGGCCTGCATGCTGGCGTTCATCAAATTCGCTTTCTGGATGTACATGTAATGCTAGATCCAATAACTGCATTCGCCACGGCGCAAGCTGCGGTGGCTGGCATCCAGAAAGCCCTGAAACTTGGTAAGGACATTCAGGGGCTTGTCGGCGAGTTCGGCAAGTTTTTCGACGCCAAGGATGCGGTGCAGAAAGCCGCAAACGATGCGGGCAAGAAGGGCCAGTCCGACACTGGCAAGGCGATGGAAATTGTCATGCAGGCTAATGCCTTGCGCGAGGCCGAGGAACAGCTAAAGCACCAATTGGTCTATGGGGGCTACCCGGAACTCTGGGAAAACATGCTCCGAGAGCGGATGAAAATTCGCCAAGCTCGTGAAAAAGCCGAGCGAGAAGCAAAAATAGCCCGCCGACGACTCGTTTCTCAGCGCATCTTTTACGCGCAAATTGTCGGCGGCACCATCGTCGTCGTCATTTTCGGCGTTCTCATCGTCCTCATCATCCGACAGGCCACCCAATGAACCCTGAGCTTCAAAAATATTACGAAGAACGATTTAGCTTGTTTTCTCAGCAAGGCTGGGTCGATCTGATGGAAGATGTTGACAAAATGCTAGAGTCGCTAAACAATATTTCTACGATTGATGACGCAAACGCCTTACAATTTCGCAAAGGCGAGTTATCAATCTTGCTGTGGCTGAAAAATCTCAAGCAGATCAGCGAGCGAGCATACGAGGACTTAAATGCCAATGTATGAATTTGTCTGCGAATGCGGACAACGAATTGAGCGGCTGGCCAGATATGGCGAGCCGGTTCAGTGTGCGTGCGGTAGAAATGCCGCGCGCGTTATGAGCGCCCCAGCGTTCAAACTTGAAGGGTGGTCTGGGCACTTTCCGAGCGAACACGGTCGGTTTGAGCGCAAGCACCTGGAGAAGTTGAACGCAGAGCGCAAAGCCAACTCATAAGCAGCAATGCCGAGTTGAATCTCCTACAACCAAGATTGGCAGGAACCCAATATGTTGATTGACAAAGAAACTGAGTTGCCCAGCGAAATCGAAGCTGAAGAACCCAAACCCGAGGCCCCTGAGATTCCCGAGAAGTATCGGGCTAAAAGTCTTGAAGAGGTCATTCGCATGCACCAAGAGGCTGAAAAGCTCATTGGCAAGCAGGCGCAAGAAGTGGGGGAAGTTCGCAAGCTCGCCGATGAACTCTTAAAGCAGAACCTCAGTTCAAAGCAACAACCTATTCAAGAAGATGAGCCGGAAGTAGATTTCTTTGAGAATCCCCAGAAAGCTGTTCAAAAGACCGTTGATAAACACCCGGATGTGCTCGCAGCGCGCCAAGCGGCTGCGGATTTCAAACGGATGCAGACTCAGCAAAAGCTCGCACAAGAGCACCCTGATTACGCCCAGCTAGTCCAAGATCCCGAGTTCGCAGCTTGGATCAAAGGCTCGCCAGTGCGTATTGGCCTCTATGCAAAAGCCGATGGTGAGTTTGACTTTGATTCGGCCAATGAACTGCTCTCGACCTACAAACAAATTCGCGGCGTTAAGACCAAGCAGACTGAAGAGGCGGGAGACGCCGTCAGGAAGCAGAATCTCAAAACCGCGCAGGTGGATGTGGGTGGCTCTGGAGAAAGCTCCAAGCGAGTCTATCGCCGCGCTGACCTTATCAGGCTCAAGATGACTGATCCTTCCCGCTACGAAGCACTAAGTGACGAAATCATGAAGGCTTACGCAGAGGGACGGGTTCGTTAAACCCATTCTTTTTTGGAGATTTCACTTATGGCAAACACCGCCTTTTCCCCGACTAATAGTGTCACGACCACTTCCGCAGCGAACTTCATCCCTAGCCTGTAAATTTTGGGGATTTAAAACCTTCTCTGAATAACTGGGAGCAAACTTCGGGTGTTGTAACCAGAGGGAACACGATTGAACAACGACGCAGTTCACGCTAAGGAGGCGTATGAAGCGACTAAGTTGGAAGTACATTGCAGGTTTGATAGACGGTGAAGGCTGTCTTGATGTACAGATCACCAGCGGGATTTACGTGCGGCCAAGAGTTCGAGTTGGACTGGCCGACAACTGCAAGATGCTCTTGCAGATGTTGCACGCAAATCACGGCGGTTCTCTGATCACAAGACCAAGCACGAACCCGAACTGGCAAAGTTCAACGTCTTGGGAACTGTGTGGGTATACGCTGGTATGCCCGTTCCTTAGAAACTTTGCCAACCACATGTTTATCAAGCATGAACAGGCCAAATTCCTTCTTGCGTTAGAAGGGATACTGAAAGGCAGACAGGTCGCCGATGAGGCAAGACAGTTTGTCGTAGATGAGCTAAAAGCAATGAAGCGTGACCCGCACAGACTAAGTGAGAGGGCGCAAGAAAGACTGATGTCTCTCTTGTGATGCGATAGTCGGGCCGACTTTTTAGTCGGTGGGAAATTTGGAGTGATGAGATTGTTGCCGCCTACAAGAAGAACCTTGTGCTGGCGAACCTCGTCAAGCGCATGAACTTCAAGGGCAAGAAGGGTGACACGGTCAACATCCCGTCGCCTGCTCGTGGCTCTGCCAACGCTAAGGCTGCAACTGACGCCGTGACCCTGATCGCTGAGAGCGACAGCAACATCCAGGTGCTGATCAACAAGCACTACGAGTACAGCCGCCTGATCGAAGACATCGTCGAAGTTCAAGCCCTGACCTCGCTGCGCTCGTTCTACACCGAGGACGCTGGTTACGCTCTGGCTCGTCGTATCGACACCGATCTGGTTCAACTGGGCCGCGCTTTCAACGGCGCTACCGTTGGCACCGACGACTATGCTACCAGCAACACCGCTACCAAGGCGTACATCGGCTCGGACGGCACCACTGCCTACAACAGCACGACCTCTAACGCCGCTGCTCTGACTGATGCTGCTATTCGCCGCACCATCCAGCGCCTGGATGACAACGATGTCCCGATGGACAACCGTTTCTTCCTGATCCCTCCGTCTAGCCGTAACACCCTGATGGGGCTGGCCCGCTACACCGAACAAGCCTTCATCGGCAACGGTGATGCGATCCGCAACGGCGAAATCGGTCAACTCTACGGCATGGCCGTCTTCGCCTCCACCAACGCCGACACCGGCGCGGGCAACACTGGCGCTGACCGCATCTGCCTGATGGGCCACCGTGACGCGATGGTGCTGATTGAGCAACTGGGCATCCGCTCGCAGACTCAGTACAAGCAGGAATACCTGGGCACGCTGTTCACCGCTGACACCATCTATGGCGTCAAGGCTCTGCGTACCTCGGCTACCAGCACTGCGTCCAACGCTTCTGCCGCCTTCGCTCTGGCCGTTCCGGCCTAATGAACAGCCCCCTGGCCACAAGCCGGGGGGCGTCTTTTTAAGGAGATTGAAATGGCTGCTGCTTCCGCTATTACTTCCCGTCGTGGTAACGACCAGTTCCGGGGTATTTTCTCCGATACCTGGGCCGTCACCTGCACGCTCAACTCGGCTTCTGTGGCCGATCAAGGCGCTGCTACCGATACCGTGGCTGTCCCGGGCGTCGCCCTGGGCGATATGGTGATCGGCATGTCCGCTGGCGTGGATGAGGCCGGCCTTGTGCGCCGCGCTTACGTCTCCGCTGCTAACACGGTGACGATTGCGACCACCAATACCACTGGTGGCGCTGTTGATCTAGCGTCAACGACCGTTAAACTGGTCATTGCTCGCATGGTGTAAACGACAGGGGGCCACAAGCCCCCTGTTTTACAAGGAATATACATGGCAACCTTTCGCTGCCTTCAGAGTGGTAATACGGTGACGTTCACTCTTCAGCATGACATTGATTCCATGAGAGGCCACCCCGGCTACGTTCGCGTGGACGAGCCCGCCCCCATGCAGCCAGAGCATGACCCCAATGCTCAGCGCGTGCATACACCCCTGACCGCGCCGCCCAAACCGCGTGGTCGTCCTCGTCGCGTTAGCATTTAAGGAGAACGCTATGCCAATGGTTGGTGGTAAAAAGTATCCCTACACTACAGCGGGCAAAAAGGCCGCTAAAGTAGCCAAAGTGATGGGGGAGTACAAAGAAGGTACTCTACACTCCGGCAAAAAAGGCCCTGTCGTTAAGTCCCGCAAGCAAGCGGTGGCTATTGCTATGTCCGAAGCTGGCATGGCCAAAAAGAAAAAATGAAGACGCCCGCTTGGACGCGTAAAGAAGGAAAAGCGCCCTCTGGCGGCTTGAACGCCAAGGGGCGCGCGTCTTATAATGCGGCTACCGGGGGCAATCTCAAAGCCCCGGTGAAGTCAGGCGACAACCCTCGACGGGCCTCCTTTTTAGCGCGGATGGGCAACATGCCCGGGCCGGAATACAAGGATGGGGAGCCGACACGACTTCTCTTGTCCTTGAGGGCCTGGGGCGCGTCGTCCAAAGCGGACGCTAAGGCGAAAGCCAAGGCGATCTCGGCAAGGAACAAGAAATGACGTACCTTGAGATGATCAACGATGTGCTCACGCGCTTGCGTGAGACACCTGTCGCTACCAATAGCGAGACGACATACTCGGCGTTGATCGGCAAGTTTGTCAACGATGCCAAGCGCCAAGTCGAAGACGCCTACACCTGGAATGCTCTTGAGCAGGTCATTCAGGTGAATACGGTGGCGAACACCTATGTCTATTCGCTCACTGGCGCAGGCCAGAAGTTCCGCCTGGAAGACGCGATCAACGTCACCTCCAACGTGACGCTACGCAACATTTCCTACGAGTGGATGAACCGTCGCCAGAACTTTGCGACGCCTGTTTACGGCATCCCGTCCGAATTCATCTTCGACGGCGTGGATGGTAATGGCGACGCCAAGGTGACGCTGTACTCGCGCCCGGATGGCGTCTATAACCTGCAATTCACGCTGAACATCCCGCAAGCGTCGCTGACGGCTGATGGCACGACTGTCTTGGCCCCGGATGTGCTGATCGTGCAAAACGCCTATGCTCGCGCATTGGCCGAGCGCGGCGAAGACGGGGGGATGACCTCCTCGGAAGCCTATCAACTGTATCGCTTGATGCTGTCAGACTACATCGCTCTAGAAGCCTCGCGCTTTCCCGACTACGACGCCTTTGAAGCCGTATGAGCGAACCGATCTCCACCTACAGCATCTCAGCGCCGGGTTTTTACGGCCTGAATACTCAAGACTCGCCTCTTGATTTGAATGCTGGCTTTGCCCTTGTTGCCAACAACTGCATCATTGATCAGTACGGCCGCATTGGCTCGCGTAAAGGGTGGGCCCGTGTTAACGCCAGTTCTGGTGACCTGGGGGCCAACCCCATCGGTGTTATAGCCGAGCTAATACAGACGGACGGTACGACCACTGTACTATTCGCTGGCAATAACAAGCTGTTCAAATTGGACGGTTCTAACGCCGTTGTCGAGCTGACCTACGGAGGCGGGGGCACTGCTCCTACGATCACGGCAAATAACTGGTCCTGCGCCGCGCTCAATGGCATTATGTACTTCTTCCAAGAAGGCTATACGCCCTTGATCTACGATCCGGCGGTCAGCACGACGACTTATCGCCGCGTAAGCGAGAAGACGGGCTACGCTGGCACAGTGCCTTCGGGCAATATCGTCATCTCGGCATACGGGCGTCTTTGGGTGGCCGACACGACGACGGATAACACGACGATCTCGTTTTCTGATCTCCTCTCAGGCCATGTTTGGACTGGCGGCACCTCTGGCACGCTAGACATCAATAAGGTCTGGCCCAGTGGCGCGGACAACATTACCGGCCTTGCAGCGCACAATAACTTCCTGATCATCTTCGGTTCGCGTCAGATTCTGGTCTATTCGGGCGCAACTGCGCCTTCGACTATGACGCTGTATGACACGGTCGGCGGCATTGGCTGCATCGCCCGCGATTCGATCCAGAACACAGGCAAGGACGTTTTGTTCCTGTCCAACTCTGGCGTGCGCTCATTTGCTAGGACGATTGTGGAGAAGTCAGCCCCTCTGGGGGACTTGTCCAAAAACGTGCGAAGCGATCTGATGAACATCATCAGCGGCGAAACGCTGACAAACGTCAAGTCGGTCTATTCGGAGAAGGAAGCCTTCTACCTATTGACGCTGCCGTCAGTCAAAGAAGTCTATTGCTTTGACACTCGCGTGCAGTTGCAGGACGGATCGTTTCGTGTCACGACTTGGGACTCGATTGAGCCTACGGCACTGCTTTCGCGCAAGAATGGCGACGTACTGATTGGCAAGACGGGCTACGTCGGCAAGTACACCGGCTATCAAGACTACCAGTCTGCGTACCGGATGCAGTACTTTACAAACCATGCCGACCTTGGAAATCAGAACGTCACGTCGATCCTCAAGCGTCTGAAAGTCATCGTGATCGGCGGCTCTAACCAGTACGTCACCGCTAAGTGGGCTTTTGACTTTTCGGCTAACTACCTATCGGCCAACATGCTAATCCCGACTCAGGGCGAGTCGGAATACGGCATTGCTGAGTACAACATCGCTGAATACTCGGATGGCGTTGCGCTGCAACAGCTTCAGACTCCGGCCAGCGGTAGCGGCAAAGTTGTGCAAACTGGCTACGAATCAGATATTAACGGCGCTTCTATGTCGATCCAGAAGATCGAGATTCAGGCTAAGGAAGGAAAAGTATCGTGAGCGACTACGTTCAAAGCACCAATTTTGCGACCAAAGATGCGTTGTCCTCGGGCAACCCGCTCAAGATCGTCAAGGGCACGGAGATTAACACCGAGTTTGCCAACATCGCTATTGCGGTGGCAACTAAGGCGGATTTGGCTTCGCCGACGTTTACGGGCACACCTTCCCTGCCAACTGGCACGACGGGCGTTACTCAGACGTTTGGCAATAGCTCGACAGCGTTGGCCACGACAGCATTTGTGCAGGCCGCGCTGGCGGCGCTGTATCCTGTTGGGTCAATATATACCAACGCCACGAACAGTACCAACCCTGGTACGTTGCTTGGCTTTGGCACCTGGACGGCGTTCGGCGCGGGCCGCGTCATGGTCGGCTTTGACTCCGGTAACGCGCTTTTTGATACAGCTGAGGAAACTGGCGGCAGCGCGGACGCGGTCACGGTCAGCCACACTCACACGGCCACGGTAACTGATTCTGGGCACCGCCATGAGCTAGCCGCTAACGTCTCTATTGGCTCCGTATTCCCTAACACTACGGTAACTTCATCTAATCAAATCGCAGCTAACGCATGGGCGTCTAACAGCGAAAGTTACATTTTTGCGGGTACTTCTACAGATGCCACGATTGGACGTAGCAGCAATGAGACGACAGGTATCAGCGTAGCAAACAGCACGACTGGCTCGTCTGGCACCAACGCCAACTATCAGCCGTATATCACTGTGTATATGTGGAAGCGGACGGCGTGATTACTCATCACTTCAGCGACGGTCTATACGCCAAGCAGGCGACATTTCCTGCGGGCGTCGGCATTTTGAAGCACACGCATGACTTTAGCCATCTGTCGATTTTGGCTAAGGGCAAGGTGGCCGTACTGAAGGGTGAGGTTGTGGAGATTATCGAAGCACCTGCTTGCATTGAGATCAAAGCGGGCGTAACGCACGGCGTAAAAGCGCTGACTGATTGTGTTTGGTTTTGTATCCACGCAACGGACGAGAAAGACGTGTCCAAAGTGGATAAAGTTTTGATGGGAGTTTGACATGCCTATTACCGCAGCCAGCGTTCTTGCAGGAGGGCAGATTCTTGGCGGTCTGCTAGGGGGCAGTTCTGCCCGCCGCGCCGCCCAGGCCCAAGCCCAAGCGCAGATTGAAGCCGCTCGCATTGCCGCTGAAGAGGCGCGCTTTCGCCCTGTAGGCATCACGACGCGCTTTGGTCAGTCGGCATTTGAGTACGGGCCGGATGGCCGTGTCTCGGGTGCTGGCTATCAACTCGCGCCCGAGTTTCAGGCGTACCAGCAGCGTTTGTTGGGGTTGGCGGGTCAAGGGCTGACCCAGGCCGAGATGGCTCCTCAGCAGTTCGCGCCACTGACCGGCGCGGGCGCGCGCCTCTTTGGCCTTGGCGAGCAGTACCTAGCCGAGACGCCCGAGCAAGTTGCCGCTAAGTACATGGCAGGCCAACAGGCTTTGCTAGCCCCCAGCCGCGAGCGCCAATACGCTCAGTTGCAAAACCAGTTGTTCCAGACGGGGCGCGGCGGTTTGGCTGTTGGCGCTACGGGCCTGCGCCCAGGTGGCGGACAGGGCCTGGGCGCAACCAACCCCGAGCTGGAGGCATATTACAACGCCCTTGCTCAACAAGACGCTGCATTGGCCGCTCAGGCCCAGCAAGCGGGACAACAGCAGTTGGCATTCGGCACGGGCCTCTTTGGCACCGGCGCGCAACTGTACGATCTGTACAGCCGTGGCCAAATGGGCGCTCTCGGGCCTTATCAGGCTTATCTGGGTGGCGTTCAGAGCCTTGAGGCGTTGGGCCAACAACCTTTGGATGTGGGCATCAATATCGGCGCTAAGGGGATGAGCCCCTCGGCTGCTAGTGCTCAACTCTACGGCGGTCTGGGCGCGGCTAAAAGTGCTTATGACGCTGCCGCCTACAACCCGTTTGCTACGGCGCTGTCGTCTTTCACATCTAACCCGGCGGCAGTCCGTGGTTTGCAAGGGATGTTCGGAGGGACGCCTGCTGTCAGTGGGTTCGGCGCAGGCGGCTACGGCGCAGGCGTAAATCCCTACTCGGGCGAGTTCATGGGTTCTTTGGGGTTCTAACATGGCCACTAACATCGTCCAATCCCTGTTTGGCGTGACGCCTGAGATGTACCAGCAGCAACAAGCTGCTATAGCAGACAAGCGTGCGTATGATCTCGCGCAGCTCAACCCCATGCAACGCGCCGAGTTCAATATCGCTCGCGGCGCTTATCAATTGGCCGGTGCGCTTGGCGGCACTGATCCTGCGCTGCAACTGATCAGTTTTCGTCAGTCGGTCGCTCAACAAATCGATCCGACTGATCCCGAATCCATCCAGGCGGGCATCCAAGCCCTAAAAGACCGCGATCCGCAAGGCGCCATGATGCTGGCGCAGGAGTACCGCAAAGCGCTTGAAAGTGGCGCTCTGGTATCCCAGCGCGAGGCTGCTGCGCTTGCCTCTGAAGCTGCGGCTAAACGCGAGAAAACGCAAGCTATCCCAGCGGACATTTTGAAGGCGCGTGAGATTGCTGCACTGCAATCGCAACGTGATTTGTTGGCTACGAGTGGTGGCGAAGCTCAGCAGATTGCTCTTATCGATCGGCAAATCGCAGCGCTAGGCGAGAAGCCTATGGTCGTCTCAAAAGGCAGCACAGTAGTTGACGCCAGAGGCAACGTGATCTATCAGGGCCCCGACGCGGAAAAGTACTCAGCTTTCGCCCGCGAACTGATTGATGCTGGACTGACCCCTGGCACGCAACCGTTTCAAAATCGCATGTTGGAATACGTCGCCAACAAAGCGAAGGGCGCGGCCAAGGGCACCGGCAACGTCACAATCGGCGGGATTACGGTTGACACTGGCGCGGCAGCAAAAGCGGCGGCAAAAGTTATTGGTGAAAATGTCGCCAACATCGAAAACCAGTACTCGCTGCAAACAGCTTTCAAAGATGCCATTGGCCTTGTAGACCAAGGCATCTACGGCGGCGCATACGGCCCTGAAAAACAGTTTGTGGCAAAATTTACGGGCATCGGCGACAAGAAAAAAGTGGAGAACACCGAAGTCTTCATGGCTAACATCGGTGAAATCGTTATCCCGCGCCTTCAACAGTTTGGTGGTAACGACTCTAATGAAGAGCTGAAGTACCTGCAAAAAGTTGTTGCGGGCGATCAGCGCGTGGAGCCTGCTGCAATGCGGCGTATTTTGCAAAGCGCCGAGCGCAAGGTTCAAAACAATATCGCGCGGTTGTTGAAACAGGCCGAAGCGGCTAAAGGCGGCGCGGAACTGCCGACGGCGCCCGCCCAAGCAGCGCCTCCAACACCTACAAAACGGTATAACCCTAAAACGGGCAAAATCGAGCCTATTGGAGACTGATATGTCAACCTTTGTCCAAGTAGGTAACGACGTTATTGAATTCCCCGATGGGATGACCGACGAACAAATCGCGCAAGCGATTTCTGGGGGAGCTGTTCCCGCGCCCCAGAGCGCGCCGTCTTCAGGATTTTTGATGGGTCTGAAAGATCCGATCAGCGGCGGCGCTCAATTGCTACCGCGCGCATTGGCAGGCGTCACAAGCCTGGGCGGCGTGGCGCCTAACCCGGTTAGCAAGTTTTTTTCGGAAGAAGCTAAACGAGTTGACGAAATGGTGCGCGCAGAGGAGCAGGCATACCAAGCGCAACGAGAGCCTGGGTTTGATGTTGCTCGGCTTGCAGGTAACATTCTTAACCCCGCCAGTTTTACTCCCGCCGCTCGTGCCGCTCAACTAGCGCGCGCCAGAGGCTTGGGGACTACCGGGCAAGCCGCAGCGGCTGGCGTTGTTGGCGGCGCTACGCAACCTGTCGTTAGTGGCGAAGATTTTGCGGGACAAAAGGCCGAGCAGATTGCGCTGAGCGCCGTCACAGGGCCTTTAGGGGAGAAAGTTGTTGCGGGCGTAGGCAGGGCGCTAAACCCGTTAGTTTCTAAGGCCGAACAAACGATGCGTGACTTAGGGATTCGGCCTACAACGGGGCAGACGCTTGGAGGTCAGTTCAAGGCAATTGAAGAATTCGCGCAAAACTTGCCTTTGATTGGCTCTAGCATTGAAAACGCCAGACAGCGCACGCTGTTCAACTTCAATAAAGCGATCATCGACAAAGCTCTCAAAAAAGTCGATGAGAAACTGCCCGCCGATGTGATTGGCCGCGACGCCGTCGCGTATGCGTCGGATCAGGTGTCAAAACAATACGACGATGTGCTGGCTAAGATGAGCTTCGACTTGGATTTTGCTACGACAAGCAAGATTCTGAATGCCTTGAGCACGGCAAAAAATTTGTCCCCCGCGCAGCGGCAAGATATCGTAACTGCGCTAAACGACACCGTTCTGCAAAAGTTTGCGGGGCAAAAACTCGACGGGCAAACTTACAAAGGTATTGAGTCGGATCTACGCAAGAAAGCCAGCAACTACATGAATAGCACGCTGGCCTCCGAGCGAGAAGTAGGCGAAGCGCTATCGGGCGTTTTGGGGGTGTTGAAAAAAGAACTCTACTCTCAGAACCCTAAACAAACCTCCAAGCTGCGCCGGATTGACAGCGCGTACAGTGATCTGTCGGTTATCAATGTGGCGGCGGCAAACTCGGGCGCGGAAAGCGGTGTGTTCACCCCTAAGCAATACTCAACCGCAGTTCGCCAACAAGACCAGACGCGCCGAAAGACGGCGTTTGCGAAAGGCCGTGCGAAAGGGCAGGAAGAGTCCGATGCGGCGGTAGCCGTGCTAGGCGATACGGCGCGCTCTACCCTAGAAGGTCGTATTGCAGCGTCCGCCGTGGGCGGTCTGGGGATGCTTTCTCAGCCGCAATTTGCTGTTCCTGCGGCAGTGGCGGTGCCTGCAATGTACAGCCCCGGCGGCCAAGCTATCCTAGACGCCATTTTGCGTTCGCGGCCCGAGTTGGCGCGGCAAATTGGCGGCATGCTGTCGCAGCAATCCGCACCTTTGGGTGGCGTTGTGCTGCCAAGCGCGGTTGGGCAATACAACTTATCTGAGCGCCGGTGAAGTGACCGACGAGAAGATCAACCACAATAGCTTAATCGAGAAGGTTCTTGGATACGTCGATTCTCCGTTTAAGCTGTTTGCCATCTTGCTCATGGCGGTCTTTGCGTTTGTGGGCTACTTCGTTTGGCAGAACCAAGCGTTTCTATTGGGTGCCTACAAAGAGCAGCAAAAGCTGCCAGCCATTGCAGAGGATAGGGTAGAGGATGCGGCGGCGCACCTATTCAAGAACACCGACGCTGCGGTGGTCGCCATCTTCAAGGTCAATCCCATGTTTGGCACCCGCGTCCTGCATCGCGCATACACAAAACAGGGGCGGGAGAAGACTCACGAGGGGCTGGATGTCGGGCTGTTTACCGCGAATGCTGCCAACAACCGCGATGTTGTGGCGCTCATGGCAGGCGAGATCCCGTGCAGCCACTACAAAACGGCCCAGAGCGAGATCGGTCTGTGGTACATCGAGAAGGGCGTCACCTACGGGTGCCGCGTTGGCGTGCCGCCAGAACCGGGCAAACTGGTCGGGCAGATTACTGTAGGCTGGAGGGAAGAACCCCCGGACGTTGATCAGTATCGCGTTCTCTTGCAGATTGCCGCAACCATGCTTTCAAGGAGTAAACAGTAATGGACTGGCTTAAACAGATTGCGCCCACCGTGGCGTCCGCGCTTGGAGGTCCACTGGCCGGGATGGCAGTATCTGCTATCTCCAAGGCTATTGGGGTGGACGAGGACAAGGTCAGCGACCTAATCAAAGACAACAAGCTCACCGCCGAGCAGATCGCGCAGGTCAAGCTGGCCGAAATCGAACTCCAGAAGCAGGCGCAAGAGCTGGGGCTGAACTTTGAAAAGCTGGCGGTAGAGGATCGCAAGAGCGCGCGCGAGATGCAGGCTACGACCCGGTCTATCGTGCCGCCTGCGCTCGCTGCGATCGTTACTATTGGCTTTTTTGGAATCCTCGCCATGATGATGTTTGGCAAGGTGGACGGTAACAACCCGACGATCCTGATGATGCTAGGTTCGCTCTCCACCGCCTGGACGGGCATCATCGCCTACTACTTCGGATCGTCTGCTGGATCGCAAGCCAAAACTGAAATGCTGGGGAAAAAATGAAAGAGAACTTCGACACCGCACTAGAACACGCTCTTAAGTCGGAGGGTGGTTTCGTAAATCATCCCCGCGATCCAGGAGGCATGACCAACCTGGGCGTTACCAAGCGCGTCTGGGAAGAGTGGGTCGGCCATGAGGTAGACGAGAAGGCCATGCGCGGACTGACCGCAGAGATCGTAGCGCCCATGTACAAAGCCAAGTACTGGGACCGGGTGCGCGGCGATGATCTGCCCGCTGGAGTGGACTATGCGGTCTTTGACGCGGCGATCAACAGCGGCCCCGGCCGCGCAGCCAAGTGGCTGCAAACGGCGGTAGGCGCTGTGCCTGACGGCTCAATTGGCGCGGGCACGCTGGCTAAAGTTGCCGCTATGGACCCGCAAGAGATCATCAAGAAGTACCAGGAAACGCGGCTGGCGTTTCTGGAGTCCCTACCGACCTGGGATACGTTCGGCAAAGGCTGGGGCCGACGGGTTGCCGAAGTTCAGACGGCTGCTTTGCATATGGCGTAGGGCCTGATAGGTCAGGCGCGTCTCGGCCATCGCCACCAAGGCGTGTTCTAGGGCGTCGTCCATGCGCCCCTCGATGGCGGCGTTGTGAAGGTCTTTGAGGGCCTTTTCGGCCATTATGCAGGGGTATGAATAGTCGATCATGCGCGTGAATAAACGTGAAAGTACCGGATGTTGGCGCTGACGCCGGGGATATGGCCGATGTCGCGGCCTTGCTTTCGGGCCGTCTCGACGACCTCGCTCTGGCGCATGGATAGTAGCGCGCCGTTGTCCTTGGCGAAGATGGAGGGTCTTGGATCGTCTTTCCAATGGAAAGGACTGCCAGGTGGGCACTTACATTTCATTTCCTTCTTCCTTGTGTTCTAAACGATGTAACCCCGGCCTTGCGTCCAATAGTGCTGATCATGCTATCGCACAGGCCAAACTCGACGGCAATGGCGGAGTGCTTAACGCCCTCTTTCAGCCGCGCAATAATTTTCTCATTCCTCTGAGTCAACTCCACCCGCCTAGCAACCGCCCGCATGTGGGGCTGCATGTGCTTCTTAATGGTCTTGACCAGTCCGTCGTCCATCTCGTATGTGGAAAAACGGTGACCGCAGCAAGTGCATTCGCGGCGGCGGCGCAGCATGGCGTCCACCATCCGGCTCTCGAGAACCTGCGTGTCCCGCCCGCACTTAACACAGTTCATGCAAGCAGAAAATAGATCACAACACCCGCCAGAACGGGCACGCCCCAGAATTTCATGTTCTCACGCAACTCTTCGTCAAGCGCCAGCGGGATAAGCGCCAGCATGGAGACGAAGAGGATCAGGAGGGTGAAGGTTAAGATCATGCTTGCCCCCTTGCGCGGATAGCGGCGACTTGCTCCAGCGCCTTCAGCAGTCGCTTGTTCTCCGCGTGCAAACGGCGCAGCTCGGCGGCGGCTTGTTCGGCAATGAATACAGGGATACCGCAGTCATCAAGAAAATCAGCCAGCCGCAGCGCGTCGGGTTGCTCAGTGATAGACATAGAGCACCCCCAGCAAATAGCCCATCACAAACGCCACCATCGGATGTTGAATAAACGCAAGCCAACGGCGTCGGCGTAGTCGGGCTGAATATGGCGTTGCCTCAATTTTTTCCGCCACACTATCCTTGCCCATCATCTTTACCATTTTGTCCATCGCTGTGATAGCAATGCCGCGTTGCTCTGCGACTGCTTTGTCAGTGATGTAGGTTTGATAAAGAAGTCCGATGGCGTCTTCAAGAATTTGAATGTTTTCTGCTTGCGTGTTCATTCTCCACCCCCGATCCCGTGGGCGCGCTCGATGGCGCGGGCAAAGGCAATGGCGTCTTCCTCGCGGGTAATGTGCATCGGCCATCCGTACCAAATGTCGGCCACCTCTCCATCCGTCAGCGGCTGGCGCTGGGGCGGGGCGGTGTCTGAGTGAGCGCGCCAGTGGGTTACGTTGGCGTACTGCGGGTCGATGAACTTCTCGCCAATACCCGAACCACTCCACCATAGGTCGCCGTCAGCTTGCGGCAGCACACCACACAAAACAGAACCGTCCCCCATGAGGATGTCTAACTCGTCACCCGGCGGGTATGGCTCTGTGATTGGTGTCCACGCCACCGGCTCCTGCCGCTCGGCCTGCTCGATGGCGAGGCGCAGGGCGTCTGCCGCCTCAGTAGCTACCTTGTGCGGATACATGGTCACAATCGGACCGCCGTCCCTTGGCTTCCTGACCTGGATCTTAGTTTCGGGATTCTCATACCGGGCCAGCGTTTCCAGCGCCTCCAGCGCCTGCTTCATTGCGTCGATGCTCATAGCCGTGCCTCCGGCATATCGCTTGGATAGTCATCGCGCTTAGGAAATGGCCAAGGATTGCGTAAGCGTTGCAGCTCTTCTTCCTGCTTCTGGAGCTTGGCGTAGGCTTCCTTGGCAAACTTCACCAAATTGTCGTGCTCCCACGACTCAAAGTACGGGGCGCTCACAGCCAGCCTCCGACGACGGCAATTAACAAGCCGAACAGAATCACGCCAAATATGCCCGTTACTACTTTATCGGCGAAAGATAGTGGAGTTGGCTCAGTGTAAATGCCTCCTCGATGCCCGGGACCGAATGCTTCTTCCATAGTGCGGGGGAAACGGGTTTTCATGGTCGTTTAGCTTCCTTTAGGATTTCGATACGTTCTCGACTGGCGCGCAGCGTTGTGTAGCGCTGGTGCAGCCGCTCCAATACCGTCAGACGACGGTGCGTTATGCGCTCGTCTTCCAGCAGGCGCAGCACCTGCTCTTCGGACAAGTCCGCAAGAACCTCGTTAAGTTTTCGCCAGGAAAGTGCCAATTTTCTTCTCCATATCGTCGATTAATCGCTCCAGCGCCGCGCGGCGCTTGGCTATCGAGTTAGCCCGCCGCACAACAATCTTCATCTCAGCCTGGGCGGCCTTCATCTTCGCGCGCCACAAATCAATACGTCTCACTTGAGTTCCTCCATTGCAATGTCTGATAGCGCGCGCTTGTCGTGTAGCGCCGCCCAAATCTTTTCGTCTACCGTTTTGTTGGTGAGCATGACGTAGCACCAGACGTCATGGCGCTGCCCGGATCGATGCAAACGTCCGAGGGTCTGCTCGTACAGTTCCAGCGACCAAGGCAGGGACAGGAAAACGATTTTTGATCCTCCAAACTGCAAGTTAAGCCCGTGCCCGGCTGATTTCGGATGCACCAGTAGCAACTCGATTTGCCCGGCGTTCCACCGTTCCACGGCACGGTCATCATCCAGCGTCTGAGCTTGCGGATAACGGCGACGAAGTTCCGCCAGCTCCTCTTGATAGGTGTACGCGATGAGAGTATTGGCATGTTGGTTCTCTTGAATCAACTCGTCAAGACGATCAAATTTGTGGCCGCTAAACCACACCGATTTTTGTGTCACAATGAACTTACCGGGCGTGATGGAGGGGCTACTATTCGTTTCATAAACAAAGCCCGACGCCATCTGTTGCAACTTTCCTGTTACAACGCCCGCATTGACCGCAATCGCTTTGGCGTCGGGGAACTCGACGACAAAGTTCTTTTTCATCTCGTTGTACTTGGTCATGTCCATGTCGCAGCGCACCTCGACCGTGTGCAGCGGCGGCAATTTGTCTTTGTACTCGCCCGGCTCCAGCACGAACGTGGCGGGCTTGATCTTCTCCATGACCCGCGCCAGCGAACCAGGGCGCGGGGCCCAATCGCCAAACTCCTTGTTCATCAGCACAAAGTACGTCTGCATGAACGCGCCTTTGGAGCGCCCCAGAAGCGTCTGATCGACGATCTTGCACTGGCCAAACACGTCCTCCAGGCCGTTGCTGGTGAACGAGCCCGTAAGCCCCCAGCGAATACGGCAATCGAGCACCTTAGACAGAGCCTTGAACCTAGCGCCAGAAGGGTTTTTTAGGCGCGTGAGTTCGTCAAAGACTACACCGTCGAACGTTGGGTTCAGACTAGCCAGCCACTGGATGTTGTCGTAGTTGATCACGACGACCTGCGCGTTCAGGGCCGCCTTGCGCTGGGCTGGCGTGCCCACGGCGACGGCAAGCTGTAGGCCAGGGGCCCACTTCGGCGCCTCGACGGGCCACACGTCGGTGCAGACGCGCTTGGGGGCGAGCACCAGCCAACGCTTGACCACGCCGTTGTCCAGCATCGCCTTCATGGCCGTGAGCGTGATCGCCGTCTTGCCTGCGCCCACTGGCGCAAGGATCATCGCCCTGTCGTGTTCGTACAGGAAGTCGGCGGCTGTCTCTTGATAATCACGCAGCTTCATTTGATGTTTTGTCTAGCGGCCAGCATCTGAGCAAGCGTTTGCTCATTTCCCTGCGCTACCTGAAGCTCAATCTTCAGCCGCTTATTTTCCGCATGAAGTCGGCGCAGTTCGGCGGCGGCCTCGTGTCGCCAGTCTTCCGTGTTGCAGGACTCGCACTGCGGATCAGTTCGGCCTCTATCCTTGTATGCAGGCAGGCAGCGGCAGTAGTCCTCGCCAATCTCATCAGCCAGTCTCAAGGCTTCCGGTTGTTTTTCCACAATGTCCCCTAGATAAGTTCTCTCGCCCACCCATCTACTTGTTCTTTCGTCCACAGGCACGCGTACTTCTGTTTCAGACGCGCCATGTCAGAGCAGAAGATCTTCTGCAACTCCGACAGCCGACCGCCTTTGGTCTTGAGTTCGACGAACCATGTTGTGCCATCGGGCATGCATGCGATACGATCCGCGACCCCACGCTGGTTGGGCGATGTGAACTTGTACGTCTTGCCGCCCATGCGCTGGACTGTCCAGTCGAAGTGCTTTTCGATCTCGGCTTCTTTCATGGCCCGCACTGTATCACACTAAAAAACTTTTGCACAAGATATTTTTCTGTGCTACAGTTGGGCCTCAACAACAGGAAACGACAGTGCAACACTCAAAGATCGTCGGCGGCTCTACCGCCAAGCGCGTGATCAACTGCCCTGGCAGCGTGGCCCTGGTGCAGCAAATGCCCCCACAGCCCAGCAGCAAATACGCCGACGAAGGCACGCTGCTGCACAACGTGATCAGCGAACTGCTCGACAGCGACACCGCAGTGCCCGAGGACTTCTTGGGCACCAAGTACAACGAGCAGGAACTCACGCAAGACCTCATCGACGAGAAGCTGTTGCCGGCTTTGGCGGCCCTCGACGAGATCGATCCCGACGACCGCATGCAGTACGCCGTCGAGACGCTGGTGAACTTCGGCGACCTGCTGCCGGGCGTGTTCGGCTCGACCGACTTTCTGGGCCGCCTCGACGACAAGGCCATCGTGCTGGACTGGAAGTTCGGCGATGGCGTGATGGTCGAGGCCGAGGAAAACGAGCAGCTCATGTTCTACGCCGCAGCGGCGATGCGTACCGCGCATTGGGTCTTCGATGGCGCGACCGAGATTGAACTCATCATCGTGCAGCCCCCGTCGATCAAGCGCTGGGTGGCTACGCCCGAGCGCATCAAGCAGTTCGAGCGCGAGCTGGTCGCGGCTGTCAAGACTGCCCAAAAACCGGACGCCCCCTTGAAGACGGGCGATCACTGCCGCTGGTGCGCTGCCAAGCCAGTCTGTCCGCAGATGAACGGGGCGATTGAGCGCGCGACGCGCCTGAAGATCAAAGAGTTGAGCGTTGAGCAAGTCAATCTGATGCTCTCGCAAGCGGACATCTTGGAAGACTGGATCAAAGACCTGCGCGCTTTGGCCTTCCAGATGGTGGAGAAGGGCGGCGTCAAACTGCCCGATCACAAACTTGTGGCCAAGCGCGCCACACGTTCCTGGGTGAGTGGTGCTAAAGAGGCACTGCTGGCCCTGGGGCTTACCGAATCTGAGTTGATGGAGATGGCGTCCCCGGCGCAAGTCGAGAAGATTCTTAAAAAGAAGAAGCTCGCCATGCCCGAGGACATCACTGTCGCCATCAGCTCGGGTAGCACCCTCGCGCATCGGAGCGATCCGAGGCCGGAGGTGCTTCAACTTGGCGCTCAATTGAAGAGCGCTTTTTCTAAACTTGGAGTTCAATAATGTCCAATCTCGTAACTTTCTCTGGTGCTAACCTTCCCGCAGTCGCAACGCTGTCAACCTCGCTTCGTGCTATCAACACGGACGTGGGCGGCATCGGTGCCGGTGTGGCCATCCTCAAGATGGACAAGACCGGTCACTGGGTGTTCGGCGCGGATCAAACCGAAGTCGAAGACGGCTCCCTGTGGGCCATCAACCCCTTCTCGTTCGTCCACGGCTACATTGCCTGGGGCGACGGCGAGGTGCTCGGCGAGAAGATGGTCAGCGTGAGCCAGCCCCTGCCCGAACTTGACGCTGCCCCGCCTAACGCTAAGAAGGGCTGGGAAGTGCAAGTCGGTTTGTCGTTGAAGTGCATCTCCGGTGGCGACAAAGGCACCGAAGCGCGTTTCACGACCACGTCTGTCGGCGGCAAGCGCGCCGTGCAGACCCTGGCCGTCGCCTTGGCCGATCAGGTCGAGAAGGATCAGGACAAGCCTGTGGCGATTGTGCTGCTCAAAAAGGAGCACTATCAGCATAAATCATATGGTAGAATATTTACACCCGTTTTTGAGGTTATTGAGTGGGTGAGCATGGACGGAGAGCCTAACGCAGAAGAAGGCGGGTCTGCCCCGGCGCGCCGTCGTCGAGCGGGCTAATCCGTAGCCGCTCTGCGGTGACGTAGAGCGGCTTTTTTACCTGACAGGAAGCACAAGATGGAAGAAGTATGGCGAGACATTCCGGGATACGAAGGACGGTACCAAGCCAGCACCTTTGGCCGAATTCGATCTTTGCCGCGTGTGGAGTTCCGAAAGAACGCTTACGGCGGCTACGCTAACTGGGCGTATAGAGGTCGCATCTTGCGGGCGCGGCCTAAAGAGAGTGGGCATCTGAACGTTAGCCTTGGCGCGCGCAACACAAAAAAAGTGCACCGCTTAGTGCTAGAAACTTTTGTCGGGCCGTGCCCTGCGGGGCTAGAGTGCCTCCATGCCGATGGCGACCCGACTAACAACCGAATCGGCAATTTACGTTGGGGCACTCGCGTAGACAACCGCGCGGATATGCGAACGCACGCGCAGCTCTACCGACGTAGGCAAGGCGCCACATGGCTGTCAGAAGACACTATACGCGCTATCAAAAGAGACCTCGCCGATGAAGCGCGCCCCACGCAAAAAGTGTTGGCTAAAAAATATGGCGTGCACTACAACACCATAGGGAATATAAATCGAGGCTTCACTCACAAATGGGTGGCCGCATGATTCTCTGGGTTGACTTTGAAACGAAGTCCGAAGTAGACCTGTCTGCTCACGGGGTCTACAACTACGCGCAGGATGCAAGCACCGATGTGCTGTGCATGTCCTACGCCTTCGACGACGAGGACGTGCAGACCTGGGTGCCTGGGCAACCGTTCCCCGAGCGCGTCAAGAACCACGGCGGTCAGATTCGCGCGCACAACGCCGCATTTGAACGCCTGATCTTTTGGTATGTCTTGCAAATCAATTTTGGGCTGGAGCAGTTCTACTGCACCGCTACACAAGCCCGCGCCAACTGCGCGCCGGGCGGCCTAGAAGACGTGGGCCGCTTTGCTGGCGCGTCGATGAAGAAAGACCATCGCGGCGCGCATCTCGTGCGCCAGTGCTGCATCCCGCCCTACAACACCGAACTCATCCCCGAGCTAATCCAGTACTGCGAGCAGGACGTCCGGGCGATGCGCGCCGTCAGCAAGGGCATGCGCGACCTCTCGGCCGAAGAGCTGGCTGATTACCACGTCAACGAGCGGATCAACGACCGTGGCGTGCTGGTCGATGTTGACTTATGCAAAGCCGCGATCAAGTATGCACAGGAAGAACTCGTGGAGATCGAAAACATCGTTGCCGAGGTGACGAAGGACGAGATCACCAGCGTGCGCTCGCCTAAAATGCGCGAATGGGTGCTAGAGCGCGTCGGGCCGCGTGCCAAGGCGCTGATGAAGCGCGAGGATAAGTATTCGATTGATAAAACGGTGCGGGCTAATTTGCTCGCAATGGAGGATCCCGATGAAGTACCGCCCGACGTTGCTGAAGTTATCCAATGCGCGGACGACCTCTGGGCGTCTTCGGTTGCGAAGTTCAGCCGCCTTGCACAACTTGCTGATGCACAGGATGGTCGAGTGCGCGGGGCCTTCGTCTTTGCCGGAGGAAGCGCCACCGGCCGCGCCAGCTCCTACGGAGCCCAAGTTCACAATTTCACTCGCAAATGTGCCAAGGAACCCGAGGCTGTTAGAGCTGCAATGGTCAGAGGCCATGCAATTGTTCCACGATTTGGGAAGCGCGTTACAGATGTCCTACGGGGAATGCTCAGGCCCGCACTGATCCCGGCCAAGGGCAAGCAGTTCGTCGTGGCCGATTGGTCGGCTGTTGAAGCGCGCGTTACGCCCTGGGCCAGCATGGAGCCTCAAGCCGAAGAGGTGCTCAACGTCTTTCGCGCCGGGCGTGACATTTACATCCGCGAGGCGGCGGGCATCTACCGCATCCCCGAGTCGCAGATCGGCCCTGAGTCCGACGAGCGCCAGATCGGCAAGGTGGCCATCCTGTCGCTGGGCTTTGCCGGTGGCGTGGGCGCCTTCGCCTCGATGGGCCGCAACTACGGCATCCATATGCCCGAGTCCGACGCCCGTCGCATTGTGGACGCATGGCGCAGGGCAAACTCTTGGGCGGTGGCGTACTGGCAAAAGCTGGAAGAGGCTTACACCCGGGCGATGCGAAACAAGGGGCACGAGTTCAAAGCCGGGCGCGTGACCTATTTGTTTGACGGACAGCATCTTTGGTATGTATTGCCGTCAGGCCGCATACTTTGCTATCCATTTGCCCGGCTGGAGCCTGAGGGCGTGACCTACGCCAAGGCTTCGTGGAAACCCGCAGCCGATGCAAAAGAGTGGCCTCGGGCGCGGTTGTGGAAGGGTTTGGCGTGTGAAAATATCACCCAGGCCATTGCGAACGACTTGCTTCGCAACGCATTGCGCCATGTGGATGAGGTCGTTGCCCATATCCACGACGAAATCGTCCTCGAAACGAATGATCCGCAAGCCGTAGAGAACCTCAAACGTGTCATGTGTACAGCGCCCGCGTGGGCGCAGGGCCTGCCTCTCAACGCAGGCGTCAAAACTATGGAGCGCTACAGCAAATGAATTTCGTTGACTTCATCGCAGGACTGGCCCCTGATGGGGAAACCGCCCTCTTCGTGCAGCAAAAACTCATCGGTGGCAACTACGCCGATGGCAAACCCAAGGCGACGTGGCCCGCCTATCTCAAACCCAAAGGCAAGGGCGCGTGGTTTGGCAACACGGGTAGCTTCATCATCGACCGCTTCAAAGACGGCGTGCCAAGCGCCAGCAAAGTCAACTGCGAGTATGTGCTTGTGATGATGCTGGACGATATCGGCACCAAAGCCAAAGAGCCACCGCTCGCGCCAACGTGGAAGATCGAAACGTCGCCGGGTAACTTCCAGTGGGGCTACGCCTTCTCTGAGCAGCCCACGAAGGCCGCTTTCGTCGCCGCCATGAGCGCCATCGCCGAGGCAGGCTATACCGATCCCGGCGCAAGCAACGCCGTGCGAAATTTTCGTCTGCCCGATTCCGTGAACCATAAACCGGGCATGAATGGCTTTAAGGCCGTGCTCGTGCATTTTGACCCGAAGGTCGAATACACGCTGGAGGAAATCTGCGAGGCCCTGGGCGTGACGCCGCACGCCGAGCAGTCCGACGTGCTGCGCCCGATTCGCATGGATGACACGGGCCAGGACGACGTGATGACATGGCTGTCCTCTCAAAACTTGCTTCTCTCGCGTCCGAATCACGAAGGCTGGGCGGGCGTCGTGTGTCCCAACAGCGCAAACCATACCGACGGCAACGTCGAGGCGCGCTACATGCCCCTGAACCGGGCCTTCTGCTGTTATCACGGCCACTGCACGCACCTGGACTCGAACGTGTTCCTCCAGTGGGTCGCCGACAACGGCGGCCCCAAGCACACGCCCGGACTGCGCGAGGACGTGCTGGCCACGGCGATGGATGCGGCCCTGTCAAAACTCACGCCCACGAGCGAATACCCAAACGAAGCGGCTATCGTCGTCGCGGAAATTGAGCGCAAGGAAGCCGCGCGCCTGGAAAAAGAGGAGTGGTGGGATCGCTTTGCGTACATCCAGGAGGACGACGCCTACTTCGACATGCAGGACCGCCGTGAGCTGTCGCGTAGCACGTTCAACGCCCTCTTTCGCCATATCGGCTGCAAGTCCATTCACAACGGCCGCAAGATCGAACCCGCCGTGTCCTATGACGAGAACCGTCAGGCCAAAGGCGCAAAGGCCCTCGTGGGGATCACCTACGCCGCCGGCCAGGGCGAGATCGTGCAGCGTCAGGGGCACGAATACGGCAACCGCTGGCGCAACGCCCGCCCGCAACCCGTGCCGGGCGATGTGTCGATCTGGCTGCGTCACGTCGAGCGCCTTATACCGATTGAGTTTGAAAGAGAGCATCTTTTAAATGCTTTAGCGCATAAGGTGCAGTTCCCTGGCCATAAGATCAATCACGCTATCCTCATGGGCGGCAACCCCGGTTGCGGCAAGGACACGCTCTTTGCGCCCTTCTTCTGGGCCATCGGCGGGGCCTCTAAGACCAATTGTTCCCTCGTGAAGAACGAGGACATTACTTCGCAGTGGGGCTATTCCCTGGAATGCGAGGTGATGGAGATCGCCGAGCTTCGACAAACCGAGGCCAAAGACCGCCGGGCGCTGGAAAATCAGCTCAAGCCCATCATCGCCGCGCCCCCGGAGCTTTTGCCTGTCAACCGTAAGGGCCTGCACCCGTATATGGCCCTGAACCGCGTCTTCGTCGTCGCATTCTCCAACGAGCGCGCCGCGATCACCATCCCGTCCGAAGATCGCCGCTGGTTTTGCCTGTGGGCGGACTTGCCGCGCCTGCCGGAAGAGGACGCCGTGGCCCTATGGAACTGGTATCTGCACCGTGGCGGCTTTGCGGCCGTGGCGGCGTATCTGCACACCCGTGACGTGTCCGCCTGGAACCCGACCGCACCGCCGCCTATGACTGAAGCGAAGGCCATCATGGTCGAGCACGGGATGAGCACAGCCGAATCGACGCTTGTAGACATGATGCAGCGCCGTGTAGGGGACTTTGCAGCGGGTGTGATCGGGGCCCCCTTCCATGCACTTTGCGACCGGGCGCAGGCGCATATGCCCGCTGGCGTGAAGGTGCCCCAGGCCGCGCTATTTCACGCCCTGAAGGAAGCGGGCTGGGTTGACCGTGGCCGGATCAAGTCGCGGGAATACATGAACAAAAAGCAGGTGTTCTGCGCTCCCGACATGGCAGAGAAATCCGATTCTGAACTTCGGAGGATCGTCGCGTGATCCGTTTCCCGACTGTCAAGGAATCCGAGGCCGAGGTGCTTCGGATCGTGGGTAATGGCAACATGTCTGCCGGGCTGCGCGAAGTGATCGAAATCTATCGCCAGCTATGGGAGATAGGCTACCGTCCGACCGTGCCTTTGAAGTTCTTCATCCGGCAGTGGGCAAAGAAAAAGCCCCCGGTGAAGGGGGCTAAAAGATGGTCAACTGTGCCGCCCGAGTATAACCCGAAGTAGGAAGGCGAGTAAAGCGTAAGTCATTTAAGCGCTGCCTCCACAATCTCCTGTATATCCATGCATTGGTATACTGCGTACTCTTTCGGGCCTACTTGAGCTTGCATAGCATGCAGGCGAATCCGGTGTAAAGCCTCCCATGTCTTATCCGGCGCTTCTAAGCGCTTACGCAGCGCGTGAATTACAGGCTCTAATCGTCGGGTTCGATCCGCATACCCTTTGGCTTCTAACTCAAGCGCCGTTAGGGCATCTAGTACAAGCTTTCGGTCGGGGTTCATTTCGAGCGCGTAATTCATAAGTTACAAGCCCTCCCGACTGCTGCCTCCAAGCGCAGCAGTTGCGCGTCGCCGAGCATCTCGTAGATTTCAACCCCGCCTACCTTGGCAGACAGGATGATCACGAAAGGATCCACGCCCGGACTGGTCATTGTGGGCGGTTCGCCTTCGTCGATGTCGACCTCGACGTCAATATCAAAGCCCCAGGGTCGGACGATCATGCGGCCTCCTGCACGACTTCAGGACTTGACGGATCGAGCATGGGCGCTGCGCGGTTGGCAAACGAATACTCAACCGAAGCCAAGCTCAGGCGCTTATCGTTGAGCGCTTCATACTGGCGCAGATATTCGCCGGTAGTCATACCGGGCATAAAAGCCGGGTAATCGCGGATCGAGCTATTGTAGTTGCGGTGGCCCTTAGGCCGGGGCAGCTTAGGGCCTTTCAACCCCTTAGATTTATCAATTTTCGCAAGTAAATCATGGATGCCCTGCGCCTTTTCAGGGCTTACATTGAATCGGGCGCGGTTGTGAGTAATGGTAATCATTTTTGCGTTTCCTCAATTGATTCGATTTCCCATAGGGCATCGTTAATATAATGGTTGGATTCAACTTCTTTCCAGGCTTTCGCATCCGCCTCTTCTTGCGTCTCTGCTTCCACCGTTACCGTGATGTAACTGGTGCGGCGATACTCAACTTCATAGGTTTTCATGCTGTCTGCTCCTCTTTCATGTGCTTTGCAATTTCGTACCAGTTGACATCGGACAGGAATGCCAAGGCGTAATCGCGCCCCAGGCCCTCTTGCGTGGTGTCTTCAATCAGTTCTTCTGCGTAAGCTTTCAGGTCGTGCCCTAGATCGTAAGCCTCCTGCTCATAGTCGAACCAGTCCGGCCCGCCGTCGAAGATTTCAAGATTAACGCGCCAGGTGGCATAGTTGGTCCAGCCGTTGTATGTGGTGTCGGTCATGGTTTAGCCTTTCTGTGAGGGATTGAAACGAGGCGCGCGGTGCGACAGGGCGAAGTGTGCATGCGGCTCATCAGCGCGGAACAGGTCTAGCCACTGCTGGGCGGTGTCGGGCGAACAGGCGCGCTCCATGCGCCAGTACCCGGTAATGGGGTTGAATCGCCAGAGGTTCATGGTTTCATGCTCCAGAAGTACAGGACGAAGGGAAGGGACAGGATGGCCGAGATGATCAGGGCGTCGCGCATGGCTTAGGCTCCCTTCACGTTTTGTTTCGCGAGGTCGTACATTGACCAGCAATCACGGCCCGACCAGTGGTTGAGGTCGTCAGGGTCAGCGACAAGGTGCGCAACTTCGCGCAGCACATAGAAGTTAAGCCGGTCATCTTCGGCGCGGGGGAATTGGTATTGGAGCCACTTCTCGAAAAAGCTCATGTATTCGGCGTGGGTCATGGTGCGGGTTTCCTTCACTTGTTTGCCGTCAGGGTGTCGAACTGGGCGAGCGCTTGCGCCACGAAATCGGCCGCGCCTTCATCGTTCAGAAAATCGATCACGTTGTCGCGGTGATCGGCCACGGCGTCAGTGTCGAGCGCCACGTCAGCGCTGCGGCGGGCGAAATCTAGGGCTTGTTGCAAGGTCAGCATGGTCATTCTCCTGTAGGTTACTGTGACCACAATCAGCGGTTTTTGCTGCTGCGGTGACCACAAGTGTAAAGGATTCTGTAATGCTGTCTGTCACCTACGCGACAGTAAATCTAGGTGCTTTCCCGAGTGTGGTCATTGTGGGTCATTGTGTGGTCATGTTTTTGTAAGAGATGATTTGGCAAATCGGCCGGAGAGCGAGCACTGGCGCGGGTGTCGCAACTTGTGGTCATGTGGTCATGTGTTTATTCTTAGAGAAATAAAAATATAATATATAGGAGCGCCGCAACGCCGCGACGTTCTGGCGCCAACTCCAACTCGATGACCACACGACCACAGTGACCACACGTTGTTTTTGCGCCACGCGCTAGATCGCGTCAAATGGGCTTGTAAGGCGATTCTTTGCGGATGGCCACCTTGGTATGGACCGACGCTCGATCGCAGCGCCTGCGCGTTTTCAGGCACTAAAGTACTACGCATATTGAACGCAGTTGATATGACGTTCAGCAATATGGTTTGCCTACGTATGCGGGTACGTAGTTGGGTAATGCGAATCATTCTCGTTTACGGGTATGGGCAGAAAGGTCCGCCCGCCTTTCACCCCTGCGCTGATCGCCTCCAGGCTAAACGTAAATGAGAATCATTCGCATCTGGTGGATGCTTGTCTATCAATCCCGCCAGCCTGATCGCTTTTGCCTATCAGTTAGTGTGCGCTCACTTCATGGCCATGTGCCCCAGGCTTCTGATGTGAGCACTCACTCATCTAGCCTGGATGCTGATAGCTTGCAGCTATAGACTTTGGCTTGTTGATAGGGGGGAGGGGGTCTGGCTGGCGCTGTAAATTTGACGGACCCTCCT